TTTACCATGGCGGAGGGCTGGGAACTCAAGTTCGAGCTCTTCCGCGTCTTCCTTCCCAAACCGAAATACGCTGTCTCCGGCCCCGGCGGGGTCGAGGCGAGCTTCGACTGGCGCGCCGCCTTCGATGAGACGCAAGGCACCATGCTGCGCGCGCGCCTGCTGAATGACGTTGCCTCTTACGTGTGAGGGTTCTCATGATCCGGCTGGACTTGAAGCGTGAGCCGCACTGGCTCGATCTCGGCCATGGCGTTCGCGTCCATGTGCGACCCTGCTCGACCGCGCTGGTCATGGCGGCCCGCGCCGCCGCCGCGCGCGCGAACGTCGGCGTGCCGATCGACGACGAGGCCTCCGTCGGCTTGCGCACGGCGGCGCTGGTGAAGGCGCTGGCGCGGCTTGCCGTCGACGACTGGGAGGGGGTTGGCGACACGGAGGGAAAGCCGGTCGCGGTCACGCCGGAGGGGCTCGACGCGCTCCTCGACCTCTGGCCGATCGCCGAAGCCTTCGAGCGGAACTACCTGGGACCCGCGCTTCTGCTGGACGCTGAAAAAAACGTCTGACGGCCCGCGCCCAATGGCATTTCGGGGGTGGGCCGTCCTATTGCGAAGGCTGCCGGCGCGACCGGCGTCCCTGTGCGCGCGGCGAGGCGGGCATCGACGGCAATTGCTGTCCCTACATTGCCCATGAGCCGCTGAGCGACGCGGGCTGGGCGGCCTGGGACGTGCTGACGCGCTGCAGTGGACAGCTTCGCCTGGCGCCCCAAGGCGCTCGCCGTGATCGACGGCGGCAAGGTGAAGGCGGAGCTGCGCGATGTCGGCGAGACCGGCGAACGCGCGCTGAAGCGCATCGAGGACGCGAGCAGGCCCGCCTCGCGCGCCTTGCAGGCGATCGACGGCGCGACAGGCCAGGTGCGCGGCTCGCTTGAGGCCATGACGGGACGTCTTGGTCCGCTCGGGGCCGCGCTCACCCGTCTGGGACCGGCTGGCATCGCCGCCGGCGCGGCTTTGGCCGGCATCGGGCTCGCCTTGACGGCGGGGTTGCAGGAGGCCGCCGAAGCTGAGCGCTCCTATCGCCGCCTCGAAGCGGTGCTGCGCGCCACCGGCCAGGCATCGGGCCTCACCGCGCGCTCCATTGCCGCCTTCGCCGATGAAATCGAACGCACGACGCTGACGACCGCCGAGTCCGTGCAGGACGCCGCGGCCGTGCTTGCGACCTTCCGCTCGGTCTCGGGCGATACCTTCACGCGGGCGCTCCGGCTGGCGCAGGATCTGTCGGCCGTTTTCGGTCAGGATCTTCGATCCTCCGCGACGCAACTCGGCAAGGCGCTGGAGGAACCCGTCGAGGGCATCTCGGCGCTGCGCCGGGTCGGTGTTTCTTTCACCGCCTCGCAGCGTGAACTCATCCAGTCGCTGGTCGAGACCGGCCAGACGGCTGAGGCGCAGAAGGTCATCCTCGATGCGCTCGAACAACAAGTCGGCGGTGCGGGCGCAGCCGAGGCGGGCGGCCTTACGGGCGCCGCCAACCGGCTCTCCGATGCCTGGGGCAATCTGCTTGAGGCCATCGGCCAAACGCCGGCTGTTTCAGGTTTGGCGGAAGGCGCGCTCAATTTGCTCGCCGACGCCGCCGAAGGGATCGCCAGCCTGTTCGAGGACGATCCGATCGCGACGCGGATCGTCGCGCTCAACAAACGTCTGATCGAAGCGCAGGACGAGCTTGCCCGCCTGCAGGCTGGCGGCCCGGGCACACCCCTCCTCGGGCAGCGCTTCGCCATCGAGGAGCAGCGTCGGACGGTCGAAGCGCTGCAGCGCCAGGTCGATGATCTGATCGCGCAGGCCCGCTCCGAGGCCGAGAGCTTCGCCGCCGAGCAGCGCCAGGCCGAAGCGGGCCGCCGGGCCGCCGAGGCCGAGCGGCTGGCCGAGCTTCTGGCGACACAGCGCCGCGACATCGACCGGGTGATCGACCAGATCGCGACGGATCCGGGTGAGCGGATCGCCCGCATCAATCGGGAATTGGAGGAGACGCGCCGGCGCTTGACCGCGCTGCGCCTGCCCGATGGAAGCAATGCCTCCGATGTCGACGCGGCGATCGCGCGCGCCGAGGAACTGGCGCGTCGGCGTATCGATGCCATCGAACGCCCGGCGCGCGAGGCGGCAACCCGTGCCGGAGCTGCCAATGCCCGCATCATCGAGGACTTTCGCCGCCAGGTGGCAGGTCTCAACGATGAGCGGCAGGCCGCCATCGATCAGGCGCTGTCGCGCTTGTCGGAGGGAGCGACCGCCGCCCAGCGCGCGGAGGTCGAGCGGCTGGCCGGCGCGCTCTACGACGAGAAACAGGCTCGCGAAGAGCTCGCCAAAGCGATGCGCGAAGAAGAGCGGCTGCGCGAGGAAGGGCGCCGGCTCATCGAGCAGACGCGAACGCCGACGGAAGAGTACGCCGCCACGCTGGAGCGGCTGAATACACTCCTGCGCGCAGGCGCAATCGACCAGGAGACCTTCAACCGGGCGCTCGCGGGGGCCAACGAGGACCTTGCCGAGGCGCAGGAGCGCGCCCTGCGTCAGAGCCGCGAATGGCAGGACGGCGTGCGCCGTGCGCTTAAGGATTATGTCGATGCCTCGACCGACGCCGCGAGCGCGGCCGAAGAGGCAACCACGCTCGCCTTCCAGTCCATGGAGGACGCGCTCGTTTCCTTCGTGACCACCGGCAAGTTCGAGTTCTCCTCGCTGACCGAGAGCATTCTGGCCGACATCACGCGGATCGCCGTGCGTCAGGCGATTACCGCGCCACTCGCAGGATTCTTGAACGATAACGCCGACGATCTGCTGGGCGGCATCGGCCAGATCTTCGCGGGCCTCTTCCACGAAGGTGGCGTGATCGGCCATTCGGCCTCGCCCGCGCGTTCGGTGGATGCCGGTCTCTTCCTGACCGCGCCGCGCTACCACACCGGCGGACTGGCGGGCCTCGCGCCCGACGAACTACCAGCCATCTTGAAGCGCGGTGAGGCGGTTCTGACGCCCGAACAGATGCGCGCCCTGGGCGGCTCCATGGGCCGGGAAAGCCGCGCTTCGCAACCGATCAACGTGGTGATGAATATCTCCACGCCGGACACCAACGGCTTTCGCTATGCGCAGGGGCAGATCGCGGCCGAGGCGGCGCGCGCCATCGACCGGGCCCGGTGCAATCTCTGACGGAGGGCGATCATGGCCGGGTTCCACGAGGTTCAGTTCCCGCCCGACATCTCCTATGGCGCGGCGGGCGGTCCCGGCTACTCGACGACGGTCGTGACCACAGTGTCGGGCCACGAGCGCCGCAACGCCAATTGGGCGCAGGCGCGCGGCCGCTGGAATGTGGCGCACGGGCTGAAGAAGCGGGACCAGGTGGCAGCCTTGATTGCGTTCTTTCGGGCGCGGAAGGGTCGCGCCTATGGCTTCCGCTTCAAGGACTGGACCGACTACCAGGGCCTCGCGCAAGCGATCGGGGTCGGCGACGGCACGACCAAGACCTTTCAGCTGGTCAAGCACTATGCGAGCGGCGCCGAGGTCGAGCAGCGCACCATCGTCAAGCTGGTCGCCGGCAGCACCAAGCTCTATCGCAACGGCATCGAGGCCACGTCCGGCTGGAGCATCGATATCACGACGGGTCTCGTCACCTTCACGGCGGCGCCGGCCTCCGGCGTCCAGGTGACGGCGGACTTCGAGTTCGATGTGCCGGCCCGTTTCGACAGCGACCAGATGGACATCACGATCGAGACCTATCAGCTGGGCAGCTGGGGGCAGATCCCCATCATCGAGATCCGCCCATGAAATCCGTCTCCACGGCGCTTGCGGCCCACTTGGCAGGGCCGGTGACGACGCTCGCCTGCCTCTGGCGCATCACCCGTCTCGACGGCGTCGAGTTCTATTTCACCGACCACGACCGGGACATCGATTTCGAAGGCAGCACCTATCGCGCCAGCACCGGCTATTCGCGCACGGCGATCGCCAATGACGCAAGCCTCAGCGTCGACAATCTCGATGTCGAAGGTGTCTTCGACAGCACGGCGATCCGTGAGGAGGAACTTCGCGCTGGGCTGTTCGACGGCGCCGAGGTTCGCATCTTTCTCGTCAACTGGATGGACCCGGCGCAAGGCCCCTTGCGGATGCGCAGGGGCTGGTTCGGCGAGGTCCTGCTCACCGAGCAGGGCACCTTCCGCACGGAGTTGCGCGGCATGACCCAGGCGCTGCAGCAGCGCATCGGCGAGCTCTACAGCCCCGAATGCCGCGCCGATCTCGGCGATCATCGTTGCAAAGTCCCGATCCTGCCGGCGGAGATCGCGCGCGCGACTGCCTATGCCGCTGGCGATGTCGTTCGTGTCCGGACGTCAACCGCGCCCGCGCAGATCGGGAACCCGTTCGTCAATCCGGGCTTCGATGCTGGCAGTCTCTCGGGCTGGACGGTCGCCTCCGGCACGGCGACAGCCAAGACGATCAGCTCCCCGCTCGGACCCAAGACACGCACGCACTTTCTCGAAGGCGGCAGCATCGCCAGTTTCGAGGTGCGTCAGACGGTCGATCTGACCGACGTCATCGATCCCGCGAAGACCGACAGCGGCGCCTATCTCGTAACCTTGCGCGGCTGGCGGGCCAATGGCTCGAACGATCTCGTCGATCAGGGGCGTCTGCGCTTCGAATGTCTCGATGCCGCAGGTGCCGTGCTGGCGACACCGCTCGATACCGGTAATGAGGTGGCTGGAACGTCCTGGTCGCTTCGCCAGGCCGTCGATGTCCCCGTGCCGGCGGGGACGCGCCAGCTGCGCGTCATTTTCAACGGCACGCGCCTGGGTGGCACCGTGTGCAACGCGGCGCTCGACGGCATCGAAGGACACTTCTCGGACACGACCGCGGTCGTTGCGACATCCGCCGCATTCGAAAACCGCATCTACCGTTGCACCACGGCGGGCACGACAGCGGTCACGCAGCCGGCATACACAACGACGGTCGGCGCGCAGACGACCGACGGCACGGCGGTCTTTATCGCGGAGGATGCCTGGACGCGGTCCGGTATCGTCGCCGATGTCATCGACCGCGCCAGTATGTTCGTCGTGCTCGACGAACCTCGCGCCGTCGATGACTGGTTCGCCGGCGGCGTGCTGACCTGGGAGTCTGGCAACAACGCCGGCCGCGCGATGGAAGTGAAAGCCTGGACCGCGAGCACCGCGCGCCTCGAGCTGTTCCTCGCCATGGGCTACGCGATCCGGGTCGGCGACGCCTTCCGAATCCACCCCGGATGCGACAAGCGCCTCGACACCTGTATCGACCGCTTTGCCAATGTCCTGAACTTCCGGGGTGAGCCCTACGTGCCCGGGCAGGACTCGCTCATGACCTATCCCGATGCACGATGAAACCGTGACGGCTGATCGGCTGGTGGCCCAGGCGCGGTCCTATCTCGGCATTCCCTGGCGGCATCAAGGGCGCACGCGTGCGGGCATCGATTGCGCCGGCCTGGTCGTCCTCGTCGCGCGCGATCTGGGGCTGGCGGATTATGACAGCACGGCCTATGGCCGCCGGGCGCAAGGCCAAGGCTTCGTCGAGCATTTCCGCAGCCAGATGGATAGTGTCGCCGTCACCGAGGTGCGCGGCGGCGACGTGCTGGTCTTTGCCGACCAGGCCTATCCCTGCCATTGCGGCTTTCTGACCGAGCGCTTCGGTACGCCTCATCTGCTTCATGCGCATGCGCTGAGACGGCAGGTGATCGAAGAGCCTTACGCCAGCGAATGGCGTGCGAAGGTCAAATTCGCCTTCCGCTTTCGCGGAGTTTCGGAGTAGCCCATGGCCATCCTTGTCGCGGTTGGCGGCGCCGTGCTCGGCTCGGCCGTCGGCGTGGGCTGGAGCGCAGGCTGGCTGGTCGGATCGGTCGTCGGCAACCTGATCTTCCCGCGTCGCGGTCCGGACGTCCGGACCGAAGGCCCGCGCCTTGGCGACCTGACGGTCACATCCTCGGCTTACGGTGCGCCGATCGCGATCGCCTATGGCACCTTGCGCATGGCCGGCAATGTCATCTGGTCGTCCGGCATCCGCGAACAGCAGAACGTCACCCGTACCCGTTCCGGGGGTAAGGGCGGCAGCGGTGGTGCCACCCAGACCTCGGTCACCTATTCCTACTTCGCCTCGTTCGCCCTCAGCTTCGGCGAGGGGCCGGCCGAAGATGTCTTGCGCATCTGGGCCGACGGCAAGCTGATCTACGACAAGACCGGATCGAGCGCGGATGTCGCAAAACCCAATCTACGGTTCCGTTTTCACGCGGGCGAAGAGACCCAGTTGCCCGATCCCTTGATCGAAACCCATGTCGGCGCCGGCCGCGCGCCCGCGCACCGTGGTCTGTGCACGATCGTTTTTGAGGACCTGGCCTTGGCCGATTTCGGGAACAGGATCCCGAACATCACCGCCGAAATCACCTTCCGGCGCGCCGAGAGCAGGCCCTATCAACTGCTCGATTTCATCACCACGGGCGAAGGCGGCCTTCTCGATTCCTATCAGATCGACGAGCTCGCGGTCGATTGGCGGCGCGGCTACGGCTACTTCATCGACAGCGATGTCAGCGCCTCGAACGCGGGCATCCGGCGCTTCAGCCTGCGGACGATGAAAGAGGACCGCCAGGCGCGCATGAGCGACGTCACCAGCGTTTCGCCGAACAACTTCCCGAGCACGCTCTTCTGCGGCGAGGATGGCTACCTGTATCTCGTGACGGGATCGAGCAATTCCCGACCGATCCTGCGCGTCGAGCCCAATGCTCTGAAAGAGGTGAGTCGTTTCGGCTCGACCAGCAGCGGGCTATCGAACTCAACGCTGCGGTTCGTGGCGACCACATGGATGGGCATGGTCTCCGCCTATGGCCCGTCGGGCCGGGCGGACTTCATCCTGACCGGTTCGCTTTTCGATGATGTCGGTCTGATCCGCGCCGACGGCATGGGTTATGTCTGGGGCGCGGGCCAAACGGTCGATGAGTCGCGCGTCCGTGGCGCGATCGGCGGCGCAGTCGGCGAAGGTTTCGGCGAGGGCTGGGTTCTCGGCAGCGGCACCGGTACGAGCCACACCGGGCTTGCGCTCTATCGCATTCGTGTCGCCGCTGCAGCCGCCTACGATTCCTTGAGCGGCCTTAGTCTCGGCGTGACTTTCGAGAAGGTCGCGAGCTTCGCGCCTTCGCAGATTCAAGCAGGGGCAACCGCGTTCTATGACGATGCCGGCGGCCTCACCTATGACGCGACCGACGATGGCGTGATCTTTCAGGTGCAGATCTCGAATGGCGGGTCGGCCGGCGCGATCTACACGGTCAAATGGCGAAGCGATGCCGGGATCGTCTGGAAGACGCCGACGCCGATCCAGATCAACTACGAGGGGCCATTCTTCGGTCAGAGCCGCCTTCAGGGTCAACACTGGACGCTGATGCGCTCGACGCGGCTCGTCCAGATCGATACCGCGACGGGCGCCCTCGTAACCGACGAAACCTGGCCGGGCGCGGTTAGCGAAACCGGTGCGCAGGTCTATGACGCGATCACCGACACGCATCTGGTGCGTGGCGCCAATGGCTGGGCCCGGCTGTTTCTCAATCGCGGCGGCGGTGAAGGCGAAACACTCTCCGGTATCGTTGCCGACCTCTGCGAGCGAGCGGGCTTAGGGCTGGCCGACCTTGATCTCGGTGAACTCGACGACATCGTGCCCGGCTACGTGATCGGGCGGCAGACCACCGTTCGCGGCGCGATCGAACCGCTGGCGCAGGCCTATTTCTTCGACGCCGCCGAAAGCGACGACGTGCTGCGTTTCCGTACACGCGGCCGGGCGCCGGTCGCGACGATCGACAGCCAGTTCCTCGTGCCGATCGACGATCGGACCGCCGAAACCTGGCGCGAGCGGCGAACGCAAGAGGTGGAGCTGCCCGAGCGGGTCAGCATCGTCTACATGGACACCGCCGCCGACTATGCGCAGGGCTCGCAGAGCGAGAAGCGGGCGTCCTTGCCGACGCCGACCATGCATTCGCGCAATCAGGCGAGCCTCGAACTGGCGCTCGCCATCGATGCCACCACCGCCAAGCGCATTGCCGCGAAAACCCTGTTCAGCGCCTGGGAGGAGCGCTCCTCCTACGAGGCGCAGCTGCCACCCGACTGGCTACGGCTCGACCCGACCGACGTAATCGATGTCGTGTTCGCGACCGGCTCTGGTTTTAGGACACGTCTGACCCGCATCGATGTCGGCGCCGACTTCCTGCTCGGGATCAAGGGCGTGTCCGAGACCGCCGCGACCTACGTCTCCTCGGTTCTTGCCGATAGCGGCGCCGGCAAACCGGCCCAAGTGATCGCTGCGCAGGCGGCGAGCAAGCTGATCCTTCCCGATCTGCCTTTGCTGCGCGACACCGACGATCTCGGGCAGACCGGCTCGCGCGCCTACTACCTGATGGGAGGCTTTGGTGGCCCCGGCTGGCCCGGCGGCTCGCTCTACCGAAGTCTCGACGGCTCGGCCTGGTCGCAGGTCGGCCGGGCCTTGAGCGAAGCGGCCTGGGGCGCGACGGCCAATGCGCTGGGCAGTCCCAGCTCGCCCTTCGCAACGGATGAAGTGAACGTGCTCGCCGTGTTCATGACCACGGGCAGCGATCGCCTGGAGAGCGTCTCGCAGGAGGCGCTGGTCAATGGGGCGAACGCAGCACTGGTGCTCAAGGCCAATGGCGAGCCCGAGGTCATCCAGTTCCGGGACGTCACGCTCAATCCGGATGGCTCTTATACCTTGCGTGGCCTGCTGCGAGGACGGCGGGGCACCGATGTCTTCGTCAGCGGCCACGCACCCGGCGAGCTCTTCGTGCTTCTCGACCCCGACGATGTCGAATCGCTGAGCCTGTCGCTTGGCGATCTGGGCTTGAGCCGGCTCTGGCGAGCGCTCGGCTTCGGAACCCTGTTCGAAGACGCCGAGACCGTATCCCACGCCCATACCGGCCGCGATCTGAAGCCCTACGCGCCTTGGAACCTTCGCGCCGTGAAGACCGGCAGTCCGAGCAATATCACGCTCAGCTGGGTTCGGCGCACGCGCATCGGCGGCGAGCTGAAAGACGGCTCCGGCGTGGTGCCGCTTGGGGAGGCGAGCGAGGCCTACGAGATCGACATCCTAGCTGGCCCCGGCGGCGCCTTGAAACGCACGCTGGTCACCGCCAGTCCGAGTGTCGTCTACGCCAATGCCGACATCCTCACCGACTTTGGCACCGTGCCGACGTCGCTGTCGGTCGCCGCCTATCAGCTGAGCGCGATCGCGGGCCGAGGATTTGCGCGCGCCGTCACCGTGGAGGTTGCCTGAATGCCGACGCCTAATCTCGCCATCACCCATGTCGCGGCCTCGCAAAACCAGAAGGAGGTCACGATCAATGATGCGCTGGACAGGCTCGATCTGGCGATGAACGACACCGTGGACGTCGATTGCACCGGCGGCAACACGACGGTTTCAGCGTCGGATTATCGTGAGAACTTCCTGATCCGCCTCACCGGCACGCCGGCCTCGGATTTCACGCTCACGGTCCCGGACGGCAAGCGAATCTTGGCCGTGCACAACACGACGGCAAGGATCGCCACGCTGCGAACCACAACGGCGGGCGCCACGGTGATCCTCCGGGCAAGCGAACTCGGGATCGTCGGCTCGCGGGGCACCAATCTGGTTTCGCTCGCGGCCTCGGCAATAGGCGGCCTTTACGACCTTGGGCTGTTCATTCCTGGCCTGCCTGCTGCGACTGCGCTCGTCTTTCAGTACGTGTTCCCGAGAGGCGTGAGTTTTCCGACAAGCCTGACGGGGAGTACCGGCCGGGCAGCCACAGGGGCGACGAGCCTCGCGTCGTTCGCGCTCCGCAAGAACGGCACCAACGTCGGCTCCGTCGATTTCGCCGCCGGTCAGGCAGTCGCCAGCTTCACTTTGGCAGGCGGCACCAACTTCGCAGCTGGGGACGTGCTCGAACTGCTCGCGCCTGCGCCCCAGGACGCGACGCTCGCGGACATCTCTCTCTCGTTTGTCGGCGCGAGAACCTAATGCACAAGGATGGATAATTATGGCGCTGCAATTCTGTGACGGCTTCGACAGCTATGGCGCGATCGGCGATACGGTCGGGAAATGGGGCAGCTACCGTTTCTCGGTCGCCGCCGACCTCTCTTTTCTGCCGACTGGCGGGCGGTTTGGCGGTGGAGCCGTGCGGTTCTCAGCGACGACCGGGATGCTGGTGAGAAAGACCAACCCTGCCGTCGACGAGATGTTCGTCTGGGCGGCGATCTTTCCCCGATCTTATCCGACGACCAGCACGCCATTCCTATGGTTCGAGGATGTCCTCGGCAATGGCGCTTCCTTGCGCATCACAACGGGTGGCGCCCTGTTCGGAACATTGATGGGGTCCTCGGCCGCCTTTACCTCGAACTCCGCGAACTCGATCGTGCTTGGCGAATGGAACACGATCGCCTTGCACTTCAAATGTGCCGACAGCGGCGGGCGCTGGCGCCTGATTTTGAATGGCGTCGAGCAATTCAATCTCATTGGCGATACGCGTTCCGGGACCTCAGGCCCCAACATCGATCGGGTAATCATCGGCACACCGCGTGGCGGCGCAGGACTCGAATGGGATTGGGACGACTTCATTCTCCATGATGCATCCGGGTCATACCTCAACGCGATCCTCACATCCGACCTCAAGATCGAAACTCTGCGGCCCACCGCCGACCAGCCAAGCGGCGGCTGGACGCCATCGACCGGAACCGACCGCTTCGCGCTGATTGACGAGGCGGCGCCCAATGATGCCGACTTCCTGTCTGCGACGGCGACGGGTGCTCGCGAGATCTTCACGATGACGGACCCCGTGGCTGAGCCCCAGACGACCCATGCTCTTGTCGTGAATGTTCGAGGCCGCCGAACCGATGTTGGCGCGCGGGTCCTCAAACCCTTCATTCGTGTGAATGCTGCAGAGGACCTGAATGCTGGGCTCGCGCTCTCCAATCAGTTCTCGACATTGCAGCATCCGGTCTACCGTAACCCGGATGGTGGTGGACCCTGGGCGGGCTCGACGATCAACGCAGCGCAGCTCGGCATCGAACTGGGGGCCTGATCCGTCATGCCGACCTACCCGAAGCGGCTTGCGGTCACCAACCCGAGCTTCGAAACCGGTGTTGCGCCCGGCGATGGTTGGACGACCGTCAATGGAACCCCAGTCTTCAAGACCACCAGTCCGCCGACCGATATTCGGGGCGGCAGCAGGTACTTGCAGGTCGCCAACAATGGCAGCGCCGGCTCCTACCGAGTGCGCCAGGATGTGGTGGTTCCAGCGGATTGCCTGACTGACGTCGATGCCGGGCTGCTGTCGGTTTCGCTCCGCGTTCTCTGGAGCAACTTCGCAGCTGGCAACGACATCGGATTCGTCGAAGTGGCGTTTCTCGATGTCGCGGATGTGCTAATCTCGACGGCATCGAGCGGCAATTTCCCTGACAGCGCTCAGGCTTGGGGATTGCGGGCCCTCACACCGGCGATTCCCGCCGGGACGCGCAAGCTGCGCCTGATCTTAGGGGGCATGTGGGTTACTGGGACCTCGACGGATTCGTACTTCGACATCGTCGACGCCGAACTGGTGCTGAGCACGCCACCAGCTGGCGATCTCGTCCAAGTCTATGCAGAGGCGCTGCTTGATGCGCCGAGCCCGGCGCGGGCGGCGCAAGCCTATGCCGAGGCGCTGGTCGCGACCGCATCGACGGGGCGCGCCGCGCAGATCTACGCGGAGCTGATCCGCTCGGTCGCTGACAAGCCGGCGACCGCCGGTGGCGGGACGATCGTTTGCGTCGTTACCGGCTAACGGCGGCGGCGTATCTCTCCGATCCTCGAACGCGTGGGGCTTTCAATGGATCTGACCTGGTGCGTCTCGGCCATCCAGGTACCGGCTCTTGGCGGCCTGTCTTGGCTTCTGCAGAGCCATCGCGCGGCGAATGAACGCGACCTCAAGGCCCGCCGCGATGAACTTGCCGCCTTCAAGCTTCACGTCGCCACGAGCTACGCCTCGATCGTCTACCTGAAAACGGTGTTTGAGCCAGGCGATATCCTGTGAGCATCGTCGCGCCATCGACGCCCGATGCGACCTTGGTCGACCTCGGCGCCACGCTCGCTGGGGCGCTGGTGGTCTGACCACTGCCACGGAAACCAGACGCATGGATCAGAATAGGGAAAGCGGCGGGATGGTCAGCCTGCCGAGCGACGAGTTCGAGGCGCTCTTGGAGCGCGCCGCCGAAACCGGGGCGCGGCGGGCGCTGCATGAGGTCGGCCTTGACGGAGCGGATGCGGCCGAAGACATCCGCGATCTCCGCTCATTGCTGTCCAGCTTTCGGCTTGCGAAGCAGACAGCAGTTCAGACCGCTGTGCGGCTGATCACCACCGGCATCCTGCTCGCCCTGATGGCCGGCATCGCCATCAAGCTGAAGCTCTTCGGTCCGTCGCCGTAAGCCATCACTCAGACATCTGAGACCGCGCCCGCCCTCGATGAGGAGCGGGCTTTTTTGTGCCTGGAGACCTCCCATGACGACGAGCTACTTTAACCACTGGCGCGACGTGCCCGAGGGCGCCTGGCGCTGGAAAAATTTCTCGCCCGCGGAGATCGCGTGTCGCGGCAGCGGCTCTTTGCGCATCAACGAAGGAGCGCTCGACAAGCTCCAGGCGCTCCGCGATCGGCTCGGCAAGCCGCTTATCGTCCGTTCGGCCTACCGCAGTCCTGCGCACAACCGGGCCGTCGGCGGCGCGCCGCGCTC